TTTTAACATGTACGAGCCTGTCGGGTATGACTTGAAGAAAGCGATGCCCAAAGCGGAAGCTAAGGCCACCTACGGCGATACTACGCCCTTACGCCGTGCATTCACGTACAAGGCCCTTAACCGGTTAATCCAGGCTAGTGCTGCGGATATGACAAAACAGGCGATGGTGGACCTCTACGAAGCCGGAGAGCTACCATTGATACAGGTTCACGATGAGTTGGGTTGTAGTGTAATGAATGCGGACCACGCACGACGGATCAAAAAGGTCATGGAAGAGGCTATAGAGTTGAGAGTTCCCAATAAATGTGACATCGATATCGGTCCGTCATGGGGTGAGGCGAAAGAGCTTGCGTGATATCCCGGATAGTCCTATAATTTCCCGTATGGACACAGAAAAATACAAGTCAGTTGCAGTGCCGCGAGATGTTTATCAGGACATCAAACTACTTGCGAAGCACGAAGACCGACCAATCAGTAAACAGCTTGCAAAGATCCTAAAGGAGTGGAAGCAGGACCGCATCAATGAAGCGGAATCGTTCTCTTCTCATAGGTAGGGCAAGGTTTCATCAGACCTTCCGTGGGTTCGCGGCTGCCTTGACCCGAAAGCCGCAATCAATCATTATTCGGCCATCCTTTTCTTCTCCTCGAATAGAAGGTAGCGGTAGCAAGGCCAACCCTTTACGGCCTGACACGCCCCGCGCCGCCCGGGTATCGCGATGGCGGCATTTATTCCTTTTGTCTTTTTTATTATCTGGCTGCAATGCTTTTGAGCCTGCAAAAAGATCTGCTTGGGCATACAAGGGGCATGAGTACGTGAACTGTCCTGATCGTAAAACGATCAAGATGTGTAAGAAGGCTGGGCCTTACATGATTTGCGAGTGTGCGATGAGGTAGGGAAGGGGCTGGCATCTGGGAGTGAAAACCAAGCCCCCGTGGGGTCAAAGATAAAGTATCACAAGACCTTCTTTGGTGTCACGTTGAAATCGTCCCCAGCAAGAAACTGAGTCTGTTCTTTCAACGCATCGGGGTGATGTGGTTCGCTTGTCATCGTCATACCCATCAGTTGAAGTGTCGGGGGGCTTTGTTTCATGCCCTCTTCGATTTTTTTCATCAACGGATGTTCACGGACCTGGTTCATTGATAACGACTGATAGACCACGGTCGAGGGTTTGTGCGTAGCCAGGTTTTGATAAGTAACCGCCATTGTAAACTTTCTAACCATCCGTAAGCTCCTTGATGTTCTGGTTGATAATCTGACGTTTTTTCATCTCCAGCATCTCTTCCGGGGTGACTTTGCCGGTTTCAATCCGTTTGAGATCAAGCTCAGTAATCTTGATAGGTTCGATATCAATGTGATCCATATCACTGTTTTCCAAATACTCCAGCACTTCAGACATCAAATTACGGTCCCATGACATACCTTCAAAATGAGCCTTCCAAGCTTCCCATAACTCTTTGTCATTCGGTGTCGGCTTTTCATCGCACCAATCTTCAATGGTCTTTACGCAAGCCCAGATAACGTTGAATTGATCTTCGTTAAGGTGAAACTCTTTGTCGTTCTCACCACCCATGACCAACGTGGCATAGGCATCATATTGTTTTGGTGTTTTATCATTCCACTTCATCTTTTTTCTCCATATCATCTAGCCAAACAAATCTACTGAACTTGACCCGGCACGTTGGATGGTCGTCCGGGACTAAGTGCAGATACACCTGACCGCCATACGCGATTGGTTGATCGTGTCTCTCATCAAGATGAAGAATCACATTTCGAGTGTCATTCTCTTCGTTGTCTTCTTTCAATTGCAAACTAAAACAAATATTACGCAGGAAGTGCGAAAGAAAAAACGTGAAGTCGCTCAGACTCAAATCATCGAGCAGTTCGACTACATCCTCTGCCACAAATTTTTTGCCGTAGATTGTGTTCCGCAGGCTTTCGTTATGCCGCTCTACTTTCGAGATTTTCTCAAGCAGTTCTGCTATTTCTTTTTCAGAATCGTCCGCCATTTTTCGGATGTTCTGAAAGGAATTTTCGACACCCTCTAGCTTATTCAGATATTTATCCGCCTTCCGTTTCCAGTGTTCGGCAAGCTTTTCAGCCCTTTCAACGTCTTCAATTAACTCAGCCTTTTTTTTCATTTACTTTCTCCTCGGTTCCAAAAAATGCGTCAGCCATCATCGTCGCTCGTTTTATCGCGTTGTACTCCGCTGGGGAGTTATCGCGCAGATAACAACGACTACAAATCACTTCACCGTGCTGGATGACGACGCCCCTTATCAAGCAGTCCTTGCGGACTCCCTTATATCTACAATCCATATTGTTTCCCTTTACTATTGTTGTCAGGTGGAATAATTAATCCCGTTCTACTAATGACTCCGGTGAAATGACCTTCTCCTCTACGTTTGTACCGTCAGTCAATACGTGCGGACATACGTCCTTGTTTACGAAAGAATCTCGAACAAACACGACCCTTGAGCCAATTGGCTTACCAACCCACTCGCCCGTCTGATAGTACCGTTCATGTTTCAATGTACGGAAATGCCAACGACGATAGTGAGATCCCTGCTTACGACCCGTGTAGCCCCTCGGTCCCTTGAGGGTGAATGTTTTTGGGTTGTTTGATTTCGTTGGAGATGTCTTTTCCAATAACCCGGCACGGTTTTCTTTTTTGTTTGGCACTCCGCGATGCAGTACCTCATCTCCCAACGCTTTGATATATATGAGCACCGAGGCCACTAAACGGACTATCTTCAAGCCTTCTGCCATCGCAAAATCGAAATGCTTTTCTGCAAACCGTCTCGCCTTCGTATCACCAGATTCCGCTAATAAAATCACTTGAGCAATGCAAAGTGGTAAAATCCAGTATTGCCCTTCACAATTAATCACCAAGCATTTTGATCGATAATTCGCAGAGTCTCTTCTGTAATGTTCTGCTAACGCATCCAGCTCTTCATCAGTCATATCAGATGAATACATCGGGGTTTTTTGTTGTTGGAACACGTACGCCGGACCATCTTCTGGTTTTTTTATGAAATTAACACCGTGAAATCTCGGGTCTCCACCAAGTTCAATGATTTTAGCTTTCTCATCCCAGGCCCAACCCAAAGATTCCAACCCCTGAGATCTAAGAAAGCTGGCTGCGGATCGCGCTGATTCAGCGTTGATCTCATAACCCGAAGCAATGCTCACGTACATAGAGGTCATTTCATCCGCCTCATCAACATAATCGTTTGATTTTTCAGTAAAACCCTCGGGTATCATCAAGGCAAAACTTTGAATACCATCAGAAAAATCGATCCCATCAATGTGATATTCTGCGTCCAGAATGTCTTCTAGCAACTCTGCGGAGTCAGGGTAAATCACTATTCGATCAGAGTTCGGGCTGTTGTAAAAATAGTTCATGTTCATAAACTCAGCCGTCGCGACATATGTTTCCGTCAAGAAATCGTTGTATGCGTCGTGAATCGGATATTTCATCGGTTTACCGTCGTTAAAATCAGGGTGACTCATCTCGCCCGTTTTGCCCGAATCCTTGAGGTAGTGAAGACCAAATAAATGAAATAACGAAAAACGTTGTTGTAACGCATCTAAAACACGTTTGCGTAGGGATGCTTGAGACGACTCGTCGTCTTTATCTGCCACGAACCAAGTGAGGTGGGTTGTATATTCTTCAAATAAATAATGAGGGTGTAGGTTTTCGATATCGAATAGGTTTGTGAACCAATCCGGGTGTTTAACAAATTCCAAATCTTCATAAGACGCAGAATTTCTATTATGCCAATTATTCTTTACGAGATCAGAATCATAAGAAAAACAACCCAATAAATTGTTCAATAGCTGCCAGGTTTGTTCTGACTGCCCGCGATGTTCAAGAATATCCTCCTCCCGTATTCTTGTTAAATACAAAGAGGCTGCCATGTTACTGAGAAACATCGGGTTCAGTCCTATCTCTAACATTTCTTCTTTGTTACAACTGCGAAACAACGGTCGCGTTATAATGTTTGAATTGTGGTATTCAAGCTGGTGCCGTAACTCCAAAGCAATTAAGTTCATCACCTCGAAACCGCCTTTCTCCAAAAGTCTAAGAAATTTTTTTGAGACCAAATTGTCAAAGTGCCACGGTTCATTGTCGATTTTTTGTCTGGCGTTAAAATCTCTACGAAAATTTTTTGCTTCTCGTTTCATTCTTTTTATGTAATCGGCAAGAAAACTGCGATTAATGTTTGGTAAGTCTTTGTAACCCTTCATCTTTTCTCCTCGAAAAACCCCGCCAGACGGCCCACCCGGACGGGAACGGGTGTTCTAAGGCAGGAGTATTTGCCTCGGCCTGTTCAATGAATCTCTTCTTCTAGTTCCAGCATATTCGCTCGATGGTTAGCCAAATCAAACTCCACCAGGCTCTTTGCCAGTTCCATCTCTCGTTCAGATAAATCCAAAGACGTTTCGTACAGAAGGTTCAGTACACGCTCTGATTGTTTCTCGGTCGATGCGGTCAGTGCCATGCGTAGAGATTGTACGAAATACACAAAGTCGTTTGGGATCTCCATCATTTTTTCTCCTCTTTGAGATTTTCATTGAGTAAATAGATCGCCTTCAAGATCGTATCGATGTCTTTCTCGATCCGTTCAACACGGGCAAATAGCTCTTCAGCCTGTTCCTCGGTCAACGTAAGTTTGATTTCGATCATGAATTTACTCGTTTTGTGTATGGGAACATGGGAGAGTATCGTGCATCGCATACGAAAACAAGCGTTTTTACGTTAATTCGCCTTACCTATTACACTTTTCTGGAGAAAAAAGTTTTTTGTAAAAAAATATTTTTTCAAAATGGTGTGACTAGCGTGACTAGCGTGACCAGACAGCTACGATAGGCCTCTCAGGGGTTACACCAGGGTTACACCACTCAATAATGGTGTAACCTTTTCGCTTATACCCCGGAAACCATATATAGGGGCTAAAAAAATAAATTTTGTTAAAAAATTATTTGTTCTGAAAAGTTGCTAGTGGAAAGCGCGTTTATTAAACTCCTGAGACATGGCAGAAGCACTCAAGACCGAAACCCGGGGTAGGCCCCCAATATCTGAGAACACACGACTTACCGGCAAGCAGTCGAAGTTCGTTGAACTTTACTGCACCCGCGAAGGCACTGAAACACTCCAAAACCTGGCAATCGAAGCGGGCTTTTCAAAGTCCGGTGCTCATACACGAGCGTACGAAATGCTCAACCCCAAAAAGAGCCCGCACATATGCAAGGCAGTGCGAGAACGAAGGGCAGAGCTAAACGAAAAATACGCTGTCAATTTTGGTCAACACCTAGCTGACCTCGGAAAGATCCGAGACCAATCTATAGCGGCAGGGAACTATGCCGCTGCTACTGCCGCTGAAAAAGCAAGGGGTCAAGCTGCAGGGCTGTACGTTAACCGCAGTGAGATTCGACACGGGAGTATAGATCAAATGTCAAAAGAAGAAGTCCAACAAGCTCTGAATGATTTGAAACGTCAACTCGGTGAAAAGGTTATCGAACATGAAGCAAACGGAGTCGAACTTCTGGAAGCGTCTCAAAAAGAGGATTGATACAAGTTACGAGTGTCCAACCGTAACCCGGATAGAAAATAGCTCGACGCCCGGTGTCCCTGACATACTGTTGATGGACGGTCACAAAAACCTTCATCTGATAGAACTCAAAGTTTGTTCGGGCAACAAAGTAAATATCAGCCCCCATCAAGTATCTTTTGCTACCCGCCATGCTAACGCCCGTGTCTGGATGTTGGTCGAGGTTCAAAAGTCGGAGGGTAATAAGTGTTACCTGTATCGAGCAAATAGCGTAATGAAACTGGCTGAACACGGTTTGAAAGAAGTAGCACCCGATTTGATATTCGACCTGGTGGAAGACTTCGAAACTTTCATCTACTGGATCAAGATCCAAAAAAATAGGGGTTGACATTACATCCCAGATATGAGACAATTCCCATACGCTTCATTTTCGCCGGGGTTGCGTCCGGTAGTTCTTTAACATTCTAAAAGGAGGCAGTTATGCAAATAACTGAAACTCAAGTCCTACGTGCGTTAGGCAAACATCAAGACAAACTTGATGATGGTTTCGACATCTATGAAGACGGAGTAACCATTTACTTGCGGAAACCCTGGGTTTTCGCTGATGGTTGGTCTTCAATCCATTTCGAATGGAAAGAGCCTTTCGTACTAAGAACCATTCGTGAATATTCACGAGGTATTCGAACCGTTGATCTAGCAGATTGGAGGTCTTGATGAAATTTTATCAAACCGACGGTGCGAGGATCTGCAAAAGCTTCAAAGGAGACTGTGTGATCAGATCGATTAGCACAGTTCTCCGCGAATCTTACAAAACGGTCTTTGAAGAACTCATGCACTTGGGCCTCGAAATAGGTGCGTATCCAAGCCATGAAAAAGTTTGGGTGACGTACCTGGAGTCGAAAGGGTTGGAAAAACACAAGCCGCCCCGGGACTCGCGAGGCAAGATGATCCGCTTGCAGGATTGGAACTTCAAAGGAAGGGCCGCCGTGAGGAACTCGGGACACTTGACCGCCGTAGATGGCGGGACGGTGATCGATTCTTGGGACTGTCGTTACCGACCGGTGAATTCTTATTGGGTTCATTCATGAATGAAAAGGGGCCTAGTGCCCCTTTTTTTCTTGTGTCCCATTTCTTCCCATGTTAAAACCGCCTGATGTTTTTTCTCATTGAAAAGGTTTTGTCGTGGTTGTATCCAACTGAGGATCAAAAAACCACTGGCGAACTCAAACTCGAAGATGACCGCAGGCGTCGGGTGGAAACGATACGGTATTGGAACGATCATATCCGTCAGCGAGAAAAAGAATTAGGCATGGCATTTGACGACGATTAATTTACTCTATAGGATGTATCCCACATTCATTCTAATTAGGAGTAAAACGAATGGCGGAAGCAATAGACATAACAACGGTTAGCACAACTCACGAACTCAATATCGATAGTGCTTATGATCTCAAAGCATTGGATCTTTTTATCGACAGAAAAGATGTCCGGTATTTCCTTACCGGCCTGCATCTTGATAACAAATACATGACTGCGACTAACGGTATAGTGTTACTACGAATACGCCATGACCAGGATCTTGGCTTGGGGGAGGACGGTATTGTCGTTAGCCTGCCGAAAGTGACAGTCAAAGCGAGTGATCCACAGTTCAGTATATCGATAGAGGAAACCGAAACTCCGGTCCCGCACGGGCATGGCACTGTCACTCAGTATAGCCGGGTGGCGCGTTTGTTTATAAACGACACGGTACATAACCTAGAGATAATTGATGGTAAGTACCCGGATGTTGCTAAGGTGATCCCTTCCGAAAACCAAACCAAACAATCCGACTCAGCATTCCAAGCTCAGTATTTGGAACTAATCGCGAAGGCTGCAAGGCTTTTGAATAGCAACAAAAAAGAGACATCCTGCCGACTCTACGGGGAGACTAACAGCGCGCATCGAGTCGAGATTAGTGGTAGGGACGATGTTGAAATGGTCATTATGCCGACAAGGCCTGGTAAGTTGTAATCCTATATCGCAAGGTAGAAAAGACCCGGAGTGATCCGGGTTTTTTTTGACTTGAAGATGGGAGTTATCCCAGATAAGATAACCGGACATTCTAAAACTTAGGAGTAAAAAAGAATGACTGTAGAACTTTACAAAAACCAGCTACTTCAAAACGGATTAGTGGATACAAGGGCGGCGGCCATATCGGAAGCCATCCTTGAATTGCATAAAGCTTTCGCGGCCTGCGATCTTACGAATCGCGGGATTGTGCGTAGTTTGTTTGCAAACCTAACCGTCGATCAAATGATTACTGACTTCGCTAGAACCGAAGATCTCAATAAAGAGATTTTTGATCAGGATGCGGAACCGCTCGAAGATCGTATTTATTTCATGGTTAAAGAACGAATGGATGAGGAAGTTCCTTACCAGGTTTTGGCGGCGATGAAAGAACACTTCCAAAAATTCGATTTTTCTCAATACATCGATGATTACATTGAAGCAAAAATTGACCGGATTCTTGAAGAGCCGGTACACAAAAGCGTGAGCGAGGCACTTCGAAACGTTAAGCTGGTAATCGAGAATGAATAACTTGATGCACCGGGACGATCCCATGATCCGGAGCCGTGTAAACCAAATTCAAAACTGGCTTGCGCGGTCCGATTTCAATTCAAAACAACGGGGGCAGGCTATTCGAGAGATTAGCTGTTTAGCTGACGATCTTCTCAGGATCACGCCAAAATATGATGGATTCAATTCTGAATATCGCCACTTGCAAACCGTTAAGGGTTTGGACCGTTGGTACAACGAACTTACAGGAGATTTGTAACATGAGAGATCAAGAACGCGACGATTTGGAAACACCGAACACCTTGTATTATGGCAAGCTCCGGGATAGGTACGAAATCTATGTCGATTGTGCCGACGATGGAAACGGTTTCGACATTGGAACCGGCGAACCGTTGAAAACTTTTGATGAGTGGCTCGACAGTTAGTCCTAATCACAAACCAAACAAACCCGGCCAAGTGCCGGGTTTTTTGTGTGTTGTGCGTGGGATCAATCCCATATAAACTAAGCGGACATTCTAAACTCAGGAGTAAAAAAGAATGGGAACTAGACTACGCAGAAAGAAAACTAGACTCGAAAAGCAAGTTGCCAAGTATCGGAACCGGGAGCGCGTCCGTGCTGAAAAGAAACGCGAAGAACTGGCAAAGCTTGAGGAAATGGAATCACAACAGGAGATAGCCGCCAATGCATGAACAAAAGAAACAACCTAGCTGCGCGGATCGTGTACAGGAAGCTTGCGAAAGTAGGCTCGAAGATATCAGGCTCTTGCTGGACCCGACTGAGGATGATTACAGGCTGGGCGATGACGGCACATTGGATACGGTCATAGTGGTCGGTGAAGAAGAGTTTCGTTTCGATTCCTCAGACTTCGACAATGACACGCCAAAAACCGAGCAGGCTTACGCCATGTTCGCTGACGATATCGAGGAAACATTGCGGGATCGTTTCAGTGAATACGGTCTCTCTTTCGATTATGTCCCCCGATGGGCGTTCAATGATCAAAAGCTTGGCTTTGCTTGTTACTTAATATCAACGGGCGGCCCCGGCGAAGAAATCCGTTTTTTTTGTGATGAACAACGCAGCCCCTACCGGGTCGAGTTCTGGTTTTTAGATTGGGGTGACGGCGCGTGTATCGATATTACCGGGCGTCCCGAAACGGATCTATTGATTGATAGGCTAGGGTTCGACGATTGGCTCTATGACGATAGGGAGTTCTGGGCGTCTTAGACACTAACCAGAGAGAGAAGGCCCGGAGCGATCCGGGCTTTTTTTTGGTCGTTCTATATGCGATGATTCCCAGACATCTAAACAGGAGTAAAAAAGATGCACAAAATATTGATCGGCTGCGAGTGTAGCGGCACCGTCCGAGATGCGTTCCAAGAGCGCGGGTTTGATGCGTGGAGTTGCGACATCAAGCCAAGCGAGACCCCGACTAACTCCCATTTGCAAATGGACGTACTCGAAGCATTGCGAGAGTTTGAGTGGGACATGTTTCTGTGTGCTCATGTTCCCTGTACGCGATTAGCTAACTCCGGGGTCCGCTGGCTCAACTCTCCCGCTCCGGGTAAAACCAAAGAGCAAATGTGGGCCGAGTTGCGTGATGGTGCGCGCCTGTTTCGGGATATGCTCGACGCAGATATTCCCGCAATAGCCGTCGAGAACCCCATCATGCACAAGCACGCGAAGCGGCTTATCTGGGGTGAGGGCTACGAAAAGCTTTCTCGTAATGACGGGACGTTTATTAGGACCAGCCAACACCCGTACCAGTTCGCGCAGAGTGTCGACAGCCCGGACAATCAAACCAAGCTTACGCATTTCTGGATCAAGAACCTACCCGCCTTGAAACCGACTAGCGATCTATCGAAAGAAACGGCCCGGGCCGATTGCCACAACGCTCCCCCGGGACCGAACCGAGCCGCCGACCGTTCCCGATTCCATCGCGGAATGAGTGCGGCTATGGCTCGACAGTGGGGTGATTGGATCTTGGCGAATGTCCGCCCCCGATCCCGTGGTTACGTGGTAGCGTAGCCGAGAAACGAGAAACAGCCCGGAGTGATCCGGGCTTTTTTTTGTCTGTCGTTTAACCAGTGAAACTTGCGGGGGGTCCGCTGTCCGTGATCCCCCGACAAAATATCCCGGCCCCCGGGCCGCAGTCCGCGAACCGAAAACCGCGAACCGCGATACCAGGGTAGCGCGATACCTGGGTAGCAAATCTCGATACCAGGCAGCACCGATCCCGGGCCGAGGTCCGCGATCCGATCCGCTCGGAACGTGAACCGGGCTAGGGTCCCCCGGCGAATTGAGGCTAATCGGCTGCAGCGATCCGGCGGCGGCGGCGCGCGCATCGCGGCACCCGGGCGCGTGCGTGGGCATGTGTACCGGTGCAACTTTTCCGCAAACAATTACCAAAAAAATAAGAATGGCTTTCACTGGCAAAAAAACCTGCTATCCTGCCCCGAGATCCGTGGTCTGGGACCCCTATGAATCTAGCCTTGGACACTGCCGAAGACACCCAAAAACTCCGCTTAGAACTGCGTCTAAAGCAGTTGGAGAAGGTTGAAGCTTGTCACCAAGAATTTTTACCATTTGTGCGTAGCATGTGGCCTGGGTTCATTGCGGGCCGTCACCACCACATCATTGCAGAGAAGCTTGAAGAGATAGCCAACGGCAAGTTGAACCGTTTGATCATCAACATGCCACCGCGACACACGAAATCTGAGTTCGCATCGTTTTTATTTCCTGCATGGATGATTGGTCGCAAGCCGGATATGAAGATCATTCAAGCCACGCACACGACTGAGTTGGCTGTGAACTTTGGTCGTAAGGTCAAAAACCTTTTGGAGACGGACGAGTATCAGGAGATCTTTGAGACCACGCAGTTGTCACAGGACAGTAAGGCATCTGGTCGGTGGGACACGAAGTCTGGTGGTATGTATTACGCCGTGGGCGTTGGTTCGAACTTGGCGGGACGTGGTGGTGATCTGATTATTATTGACGATCCGCACTCGGAGCAGACTGCGATGTCCGCGAGTGGGTTTGAGAATGCCTGGGAATGGTATACGGCGGGTCCTCGTCAGCGATTGCAGCCTGGTGGCGCGATAGTTCTGGTACAAACCCGGTGGTCCGAGAAGGACATGACGGGTAATTTGATCCGTCAGATGGCTAGGGACCCCCACGCAGATCAGTGGGAGGTTGTTGAACTGCCTGCCATATTACCGAGTGGCGAGCCTACGTGGCCCGAGTTCTGGAAACGTGAGGAGTTAGAGAGTGTAAAAGCTTCGATACCCCCGTATCAGTGGAATGCTCAGTATCAGCAAGCTCCAACCTCTGAAAGTCTGGCGATTTTAAAACGAGAGTGGTGGAAGATCTGGGAAGGGGCGAGTGTCCCGAACCTTCAATATGTGATCCAGAGTTACGATACGGCGTTCTCGAAACGCGAAACAGCGGACTATAGTGCGATTACAACGTGGGGTGTTTTTTATCCCGAGGAGGCTGGTGGACCGGCGGCATTGATATTATTGGATGCAAAAAAGGGTCGATGGGACTTTCCGGAGTTGAAACAGATAGCGTTAGAGGAGTATAAGTATTGGGAGCCGGAGACAGTTATTATTGAAGCGAAGGCTACAGGGACCCCTTTGACTCACGAGTTGAGACAGATTGGTGTACCTGTTGTAAACTTTACGCCAAGCCGAGGTACGGATAAACTGTCGAGAGCACATGCTGTATCTCCGTTATTTGAAGCAGGCATGATTTTCGCTCCTGATGAATCTTGGGCACATGAGGTTATTGAGGAATGCGCTGCGTTTCCGAATGGGACGCACGACGACTTAGTGGATAGCACCACTCAGGCGTTGATGAGGTATCGACAAGGAAATTTTGTTAGTCTGCCCAGTGATGACACGTGGGGCGACTACGAAGGTAAACAGATGACGATTACGGCGGAATCCTATTATGGTTAGTATAATACGCCAGCTTATGCTGAAACTCGCACAGAAGAGGGGCATGGTTACAAAAGCTGACCGTGAGCTTGAGATCGAAAACCCCACCCCGCCTGTCAGGGCCAGAATCCAAAAAAAACGAATCAAGGACCAACAAGAAGTCGAAAGGCTTGAGCAGGAGATCCGTGACAAAGTGGGTCCCGACGGAAAGTTGCCAGAGGGGTTTTTTGAGGGTGGTGAAGCCTTTAGAGATCCGCTCATGGAGGATCGAGAGTACGCCTTTGACTCAGAGCGCAACGCTTATTATGAAGACCTAATCCACCCCGAGTACGGGCCAATTCGCAGTTATTTTTCTCCTAGAGACCAAAGCCCTGTGCCCGTATTGAGTGATGCGCGACAGACCGAACGTGATTTTGAAATCGGAGTGTCAAACATTGCAGACCGTCTCAGGGGCTTAGAAAGACGAGAATATAATTTAGGGCAAGAATATCCAGAACTTTATGAAATCGCGAGGGATGGTTTAGCTTTTGATATATTGAAAGGGCGGGTACGGGAAGGAGACGTCACTAGCGAAGATTTGGAAGCAGAGGCCGATGATTTTTACAAACAACTGACAGAAAAACGAGGGGTGCGAATCGTCCCGGAAGCGATGCAGCAGGTGTACTCTGATTTACAAAATAAACTCAGTAGAGAGGAAAGACAAAAAAGTTTCGACGACATTCGGGGTAAGGGTCGCAGAAAAAGAGCGCAGATTGAAAAAGCGAGCGGTGGTATGGTTAACAACATGAAACAACCCGTCATATCCAGAGGCTTATCTGGTTTGTTATCAAACTACAGTAGTGGCCCACTTGCGAAAATAAGTGTTCCACGTGAAACAGTCCCGTCTTTCGCGAGGGGTGGTGGCATACCCTTGTCCGAACAAACCCAAGAAATGCAACTTCCCCCTTCTTTGGCCGCAAGGTTAAAAGAAAACCTGCAAAAATCAGCGAGGTTTGAGTCTCGTCGAATTAGTGATAACCCTGACGCACCCTATTACATACTAGAGGGTTTTGACCGCAGCCCTAATATTAATCGTGGTATTTTTCGTGGGCAAATGCCAGAAGAATTAAGAGATCTTATTAGAGCTAGAGATCAACTCACCCCAGAAGGCAAAAGATTTTTAGATGCAAAGACGGAAGAAGGTGAATCGTTAGAAAGCACATTGTCTGCGATAGAAATGTTGCGCGAGTTTGACAGAAACCCGGATTTGCCCGTATCCGACTTGTTAATTGATAAGCCGATCCAAAGGCCGCCTTCTGACCTTGAGTCCAGGAAAAGGAATATGGACAGTTTTATGGCTAGGGGCGATGCCATGATGGAAGAAGCTGAAAGACGGGAAGATTTCAGAGCCTATTTAGACCAGCTTGAGGCGGAAAAAGAAGAGGTGCCCGGATATTTTAGAGGCGGTGCTCCAGGTATGCGAGACGTCGGTTTCAGAGGACCGCAGCGTATACCTGATATAGATCAATCTGCGATTACAACGGCACTGGCAAACGTTCCACCCCCGCCTCCAGCACAGACCAACGTAGCGATACAAAGTCCCGCCGAAAGGTTGGCAGCCTCGACCGTTCCCGCAAGGACGGCGGTCACGCCAGTAGCACAAGCTTTGACAGGCTCACGACCAACCGACTTTTTGGGTTATGAAACCACAGAAGGGGCTGCCGAAATGGGAGCCACGGCCCCAGGACAAACGCCGTATGAACCCGGCATGATGGGTTATGACGTTCGTCCGGGCAAAACTAGTGACCCACGAGCCGACCAAATCGCTGCGGACCAAGCGGCAGCAGATCAGTTAGCCGCAGAACAAGCGGCAGCCGAAGAGGCAGCGCGTATCGAAGCAGAAAGACTCGCAGCAGAGGAAGCGGCGCGTCTTGCCGCCGAACAAGAAGCTGCAAGAATACAACAAGAGCAACTCGCTGCTGAACAACTCGCGGCCCAACAGGCAGCCGAGCAACTCGCGGCCCAACAGGCAGCCGAGCAACTCGCGGCCCAACAGGCAGCCGAGCAACTCGCTGCAGAACAATTAGCAGCCGAGCAACTCGCGGCTCAACAGGCAACAGAAGCCGCCGCACGAGAAGAATTACTAGCCCAACAAGAAGCCCAACGTATCGCGCAGGAGCAATTTGACGCGCAAGTTGCAGCAGAACAAGCCGCTGCTCAACAAACGGCAGCAGAGGTCTTGGCACAAGAACAAGCAGCAGCGCAGGCTCTCCAAACACAAACGCAAGAAGTCCAAACAGAATCCGCAGCAGATAAAATCGATCAGGCCAACCAGAAACAGGTTGCTGCCGATGTTGCGAACCAAAATTTGTCTCAGGCAGCTAACCAAGGTGCTGATTCAGCTACAATCGAGACTTTGACTCTCGATGCGACACTGAAACAGCAGGATGCGGACGCCGCTGCATTGGAGGCAGAACTGGCGGTCGCTCCTGATCCTACACCCGTTTACCAAGCTCCAACACAAGGGGAGCTTTTGCAGGCGGCTGCCGATGCGGATACAGGGCCATTGTTTACAACGCCCACGGACCTCGGGACAGTTATACCCAGATCGACACTAGGTTTAGTACCGCAAAGACCTGCCGGTATTATGAGTTTCTTGGGTCAACCAAATTTCAACGTATCTGATACGATAACTGACTATACGTCTGGATATCCAAGCAGTCAGGATATGCAGATTAAACAAACATTTTATCCGTTCCAGCAGGTGACAGACGAAGAGGCACAAAACCAGTATATGGCTGACATATTCAAGCCAGTGGCTGACATGTCACAGTTCCGCCCCGCACTGACCTTTGGAGAAAAACAACAGACGAGAGAGAAAGGATCTGCTTCCGGCTCTTTTATACCAGAAAACGCAAACACAGGTGCAGCAGCCTCGGCCCCAGGACAGTATGGTTTGGATTCCAATCAAATGTATCAATGTCCCGAGGGATACACTTTGGCTTTTGTAAATGGTAGAGCCACGTGTAAAAGCATTAAACTGCGGGGTGGACCTGGGAGACGGAAAGATGTTGATCCAGAAATAGTAGAATTAGGGAGGGGAGGATAATGGCAAACGGTGACACACCCCAAGTATCTTTGATGGACCGCGAAGGCGGTCTGTTGTCAGACGAGGATGTAGAGGCGGTCGAGGTAGAAGCATTACCCAACGAAATGTCACGGATCACGGATATTGAAGGCATAGAAATCATTCAAGAAGAAGATGGTGGTGCTTCAGTAGACTTTGATCCCATGCGTAGCAGGGACCGTGAAGATGACTTTTATGACAATCTGGCGGAGTTTTTGCCTGATTCTGTCTTGGCCCAGGTATCAAACGAACTTACTGATCAGTATCGATCCAACAAAGCATCCCGACAGGATTGGGAGGATGCGTACTCCAAGGGCCTTGAACTGTTAGGTTTTAACTACGAAGAGCGAACAGAGCCTTTTCGGGGCGCGACCGGTGTAACACACCCTCTTTTGGCAGAAGCAGCGGTCCAGTTCCAGGCGCAGGCGTTTAACGAACTGCTACCGGCAGATGGTCCTGTACGCACCACGGTCCTCGGGACACAGACCAGAGCCAAAACAGAGCAGGCATCCCGTGTTCAAGGGTTTATGAACTACTACATTACTAATGTAATGGAAGAATACACGCCAGAATGCGACCAGATGTTGTTTTATTTGCCTTTGGCAGGGTCTACATTCAAGAAAGTGTACTTCGATGACGCGCTGGGTAGGCCGGTTTCTAAGTTCATACCGGCAGAACACCTTGTTGTACCCTATGAAAGCAACGATTTAGAGACTTGTCCGAACATTACACACACTGTTCGTATGTCTTTAAACGATTTACGCAAGCAACAGGTCAGCGGATTCTACCGGGACATCACAGTTTTACCTTCTCAAGGCGAAAGTACGTCTGTTTCAGACGAAATTGACTACATTGACGGCACAAAAGCCACTGGAATCGATTACGACTGCACTTTATTGGAGTGTCATGTCGATTTGGACCTTGAAGGGTACGAAGATACGGACGATGAGGACGAGCCAACAGGTATTAAGATCCCGTATGTCGTAACAATTAGCGAAGACAACGGAAAAGTGCTGTCTATACGCCGAAATTACCGCGAAGAAGACCCTTTGAAGGCCAAAATCCAATATTTTGTCCATTACAAGTTCCTTCCGGGCTTTGGATTCTACGGAATGGGCCTCATTCACACAATTGGTGGCTTGTCAAGGACCGCGACGGCGGCTTTGAGGCAACTTATTGACGCTGGAACGCTTTCAAACCTGCCAGCAGGCTTCAAAGCTCGTGGTTTGCGGATCAGAGACGATGATGACCCTCTGCAACCGGGTGAATTTAGAGATGTAGACGCTCCTGGGGGTCAAATACGTGATTCTTTGATGCCGTTGCCGTTTAAAGGCCCTGATGGCACTTTATTTCAGCTTTTGGGCTTCGTAGTCAACGCAGCACAGAGATTTGCAACGATTACAGACATGAAAGTGGGGGATGGAAACCAAGGTGCGGCAGTCGGCACCACCATCGCCATGATTGAGCAGGGTGCGCGGGTGATGAGCGCAATTCATAAGCGTCTTCACTATGCCATGCGGATAGAATTTAAGATTCTTGCGCGAGTGATGTCAGAAAGTTTGCCGCCAGTGTACCCATATGAGGTCCCCGGAGCCGAAGCAGCGGTCAAATCAGAGGATTTTGACGAGCGTGTGGACGTTATGCCGGTCTCTGACCCGAATATTTTTTCCCAGAGCCAACGTATAGCTATAGCGCAAACAGAGCTTCAGATGGCAATGCAGGCCCCAGAAATACACAATATACCCGAGGTATACCGTAGGGTGTACGACGCACTGGGTGTGAAGAACGTAGACCAAATATTGAAGGCAGACACGCCAGATGAGGTGGTGCCAAAAGACCCCGCACGGGAAAACATGGACGTTTTAGAGAATGTACCGCTCCAAGCCTTTAAAGGGCAGGACCATATGGCACACATTCAGTCTCATTTACTGTTTGTAACGGGCGGTATCGCAGCTTCACTGCCACCGATAGCCCTAGCAATACAAAAACACATATTAAACCACGTTCAATTGATGGCAGAAGAGCAGGCCGAACAGGCGTTTGCCCAGCAGAATCCGAATGTGGCTCTGGTTGATCCTGAGTCAAATGCACCGCTACAAGCTTTAATAGCGCAATTTGTAGCTCAAGGTATGCAGCAAGTGGTGGCGTTGGGTCAGCAAATACAGGCCGCAGGTCAGCCGCAAGAGCAGCAAGGCCCAGATCCGTTAATTGGACTGAAACAACAAGAACTTCAGTTGAGAGCACAACAAGAACAGAACGACGTCCAAAGAGAAGAGGCGGAGTTAATGTTGGAGCGAGAGAAACTGGCACAGAGAGAAGCAAACTTCCAGCAGCGTTTGGCAAGCCAAGAGGCTCAGACACAAGCTAGGATTGATGCGGGATTACAACGAGAGCTTTTGAAACAGAGAGGTGACTAATGGCTACAGTAAAAGTAAACGGTGCTCCACCAAAAGAGCCCCCAGCAGCGGTCAATTACGCTGATATAAAGGGTCAGGGCAGGATTCCTTACAAGAAGATCGAAGAGGAAGCCACCCCAAATACGCAATATGCAAAGATTACCCGTGGTAAGAAGCGTGGTATGGGCGCAGCGGAGCGTGGTGGAAAGTTCACAATAGCGTGAACTAAAGGTTTTGTTTGTCGTTTGACTGCGATAGTATCGGATACAGTCGGACAATAAACGATAAGGATGACTATTGAACGAACTTGACGTGGTGCAGTTTGTACAAAAAACACTGAAAGGTCGCAAAGCCCAAATTCAAGAACTCATGGTTGAAGGCGGGATTAAAGATATGGAACATTACAGAGAGTGCATGGGTGAGATCAGAGCGTGTGATTACGTCTTGGTTGAACTTTCTGAAATGCTTGAAAAACAGGAACAAAGAAATGCCTGATACGAATAAAGCAGAGGACTTGTCCGAATGCTATGTCGCAGAAGAAGATCGGGTGCTAGACCCGACGCTTGCCAGTAAAGAAATAATCGACAGACTGCCCCAGCCCACAGGATGGCGTGTACTGATCGCACCCTTCAATCCTCCTAAGAAGTCCAAAGGCGGCATCTTACTTAACCAAAAAACTCTTGACGAAGACGCAATCCAAACAAACGTGGGTTATGTGCTTCGCATGGGACCGTTGGCTTACTCAGATAAAGAGCGATATCCAACAGGGCCGTGGTGTGAAGAGAAACAATGGGTCATTTTTGCCCGGTATGCGGGGTCTCGATTCCGTCTTAATGACGAAAAACGAGCCGCTTTTGGTAGCGAAGTGAGGATTTTAAACGATGATGAAATACTCGGGACAATTATAGATCCCGATGACATTTACAACGGTTAGGGGGGCATATGGCAGAGGCAGAAAAACAATCTAATCACCAGGCGGACGATGGTCAAATAGACCTAGAGTTCACAGAAGAGGCGCAAGAAGTAACGTTAGAAGACGTATCAGATGACGATACGTCTACGGATTCTTCTGTAGAAGAAGAAAAATCATCCGATGACGAGTACAAACAATATAGCGAGTCAGTTCAGAAAAGAATTAATCAACTGACTAAAAGGGCCAGAGAGGCAGAACGTCAGCGAGAAGAAGCAGTTAGCTTTGCACAACAAGTGCAAGCAGAAAACCAAAACGTCAAGACCCGTTTAAACAACCTAGATAAAAATTACATTGATGAATATGGCAACCGTGTTTCTTCGGAGCAACAACGAGCTAAAGAAGAGCTCAAATCTGCGATTGAAACTGGGGATACAGACCGACAGTTACAAGCTCAAGAAAAAATATCGCAGTTAGCCGTAGCGGCAGATCGTCACGCGCAAGCTAAAGCGCAGCGTGAGGTACAGTCTCAGCGGTTTGAACAAGAACAACAGGCGCAGGTTCAATACCAACCTGCACCAGAACAACAAAGGCCAGATCCTAAAGCTGAAGCATGGGCAGAAACAAACCCGTGGTTCGGTCAGGATTCTGCGATGACCTTTGCAGCCTTTGGTATTCACAAAGAATTAGTGGAAACCCAGGGTATGGACGGAGCCAGCGATGAATACTATGATGTGCTGGACAAAAGAATGCGAGAGGAGTTTCCTCACAAGTTTCAACAAGAAACAGAAGAAGAAACAGCCCCTCGACGCACCACGCAAACTGTTGCGGGTGTATCTCGCCCTGGTAAGAAGGGGCGCGGCAGACAGGTTAAACTCACTCCGAGCCAAGTCACTATTGCCAAAAGATTAGGGGTGCCACTTGAAGAATACGCAAAATACGTGAGGGACTAATGACAGACATAGATAAAACAATCGACGCTATCAAGAAGACCTCTCGCGCAAAATCCACGAGAGAATCTACGGCTAGGCGTAAGCCGTGGTCTCCAAAGTCAAATTTAGATGCTCCCGACGCACCAGAGGGCTACAAGCATCGTTGGATACGTTTTGAAACCCGAGGTTTTGATGATCAAGCCAATATTACGGGCCGATTACGTGAAGGCTACGAGCTAGTCCGACGAGACGAGTACCCCGATTTTGAAGCCCCGACCATTGAGTCAGGCAAATACGAGGGAGTTTTTGGAGTTGGCGGATTGCTTCTCGCTAGAATTCCGCTAGAAACAGTTGAAGAAAGGACTGCATATTTCAATTCGAAACATGCAGACCAAATAGAAGCCGTTGAAACGGATATACTTAGAGAGAATGCTCACTCAACCATGCGGATTGACAAACCAGAACGTCAATCTCGCGTAACTTTTGGTGGTCCTCGTAAGTAGGTAAGTTTTTAGGAGACTTAACACATGGCAAATCAAGAAACTGCTTACGGTCTACGTCCTATTGGACTTGTAGGAAGTGCCGTCAATTCTACGGGTGTAACGAAGTATGAAATTGCTTCAAACAACACCAACCCTATTTATCAGTATAGCTTAGTCGTACCCACAGCAGCGGGTGTGATTGATCATGCTGGAGACACTGCTGGCGGTACTACTGCCGGTCTAGGTGTTTTGGTAGGCGTAGAGTATGTAGACGATACTTCTAAGAAGACCGTATTCAAAAACTATTGGCCCGGATCAAACAACGTAAGCGTTGACTCGAATTTCCCGATCAAAGCTCTCGTTGCTGATAATCCGATGCAAACGTTCCAAGTAGCAAGTGATGCTACATTGACCGACCGTGCTACGGCACTGACGGGCGTGTTCGCAAACGCAAGCTTGGGAACCTCTGCTAGAACGGGTTCAACAAACACAGGTCGCTCAAACTCTGCGTTGAGTGTGTCCTCGATCAACACCACGGCTACTTTGCCGCTGAAGATTATTGGCTTAGTCGATGACGACGCTAATAGTGACTTCACCGCAGCAGGTATTGGCTTGGTTGTTCGAATCAACGCACACTACAACTCAACGAATGCGCGATTTGATTCACAAACCACAGCCACGACCACTGGCATTTAAGGGGGTATAAGAAATGGCTATTACTCGCGCACAATTAGCGAAAGAGCTTGAACCCGGCTTAAATGCTCTGTTCGGGCTTGAATATGATCGTTACGATCAGGAACACGCTGAGATATTCGACGAAGAATCTTCTGACCGAGCGTTCGAAGAAGAAGTCATGCTCTCAGGGTTCGGTACTGCTCCGGTTAAAGCGGAAGGCAGTGCTATCTCGTTTGACGACGCGCAAGAGACCTTCACAGCGCGTTATACGCACGAGACAATTGCTCTAGCGTTTTCAATAACGGAAGAAGCTATCGAAGATAATCTCTACGACCGGCTAGCTTCTCGTTATACGAGAGCTTTGGCTAGATCAATGTCACAGACCAAGCAGGTTCGGGCTGCTGCTGTATTGAACAATGCGTTTAGCACTGCTTCACCTATTGGTGACGGTGCGGCTCTTTGTTCTGCGGCTCACCCTTCCATATCTGGCAACCAACGTAACCTTCTCAGCACTGCTGCGGATCTCAATGAGACTTCGCTAGAGCAAATGTTGATTGATGTTGCTGGGTTGACTGATGAGCGTGGTCTGAAGATTGCAGTCCGAGGAATGAAACTGATCATTCCAAAGGAATTGCAATTTATTGCAGAACGAGTTCTAAACTCAAACTTGCGACCTGGAACGGCGGATAATGATATTAACGCCACCAAGTCAATGGGTATGTTGCCTGATGGGGCTGTCGTCAACCATTTCCTCACGGATACTGACGCTTTCTTCATCAAGACAGACGCACCTAATGGCTTCAAGTTGTTCCAAAGAACCCCCATCAAAACAGCGATGGAAGGTGACTTTGATACTGGAAACATGCGATTCAAAGCACGTGAAAGATATTCTTTCGGCGTCAGCGATTGGAGAGCAGTGTTCGGTACTCCAGGTGCATAAGTAAACGTTTGTTTACGCTTGAAAGGGTGCTTCGGCACCCTTTCTTTTTTGTGTTGTTTTGTTATTCTGTGTGCATCCTGACAGTCGCATCCCGTGACTGACACTAGCCAAGACAGGAGAAACATATGGCTACAACAACTTTCAACGGCCCAGTTCGTTCAGAAAATGGGTTTCAAATGGTTTCTAAAAATGCTACGACCGGTGCAATTACTGTCACTTCCGGTGATAAGATGGCCGTCGAGGCAACTGGTAGTGCAGGGATCGAAGGCACTGCTGCGGTTTATGTTACACAAGTAAATCGTCTGAAAAGTGACGTTTCTACAAACGTCAATATCGTAAAATCATCAATTATGATTGACCTTACAGGTCTGAAAGATGGTGGTACTGCGGGCGATATCATCGGTAAAGATGGATCGGGTGTAGCTTTTATTGCTCAAGTTACAGCGGCTAACCAAGGCACCGTATTCGGAGTAACGATGACCTGTGTAGAGACTCCTGCTGGAGGAAGCACGGATATTGATTTGTTTTCTGCTACAGAGGGCACCGGGGTAAATGATACGGCTATCGGTGATCTTACCGAGACCCAAATTATTAACGCAGGTGCGGCATCTGCGGGAAGCTTTGTTGCTGGTGGAGATATCGCTGCTGATCAGTATTTGTATCTAGTTAGCCAAGGAACGGGCGATGCTACTTACACTGCTGGTCGTTTTCTAATCGAAATACTTGGTTTCGACGCAGCGTCCTAAAGGAGTAACGTATGGCTGATGCAGTAACTTCTCAAACATTAGTCGATGGTCCTAAATTTGCGGTTTTAAAACTAACCAATATATCTGATAGCACGGGCGAATCCGCTGTCAAAAAGGTTGATGTTTCAGCCTTAGCTACCAGTGCGGACGGTGATACTTGCACAAGTGTCACCATAGACCGCATCTGGTGGCAGTGTATTGGTATGAAAGTACAGCTTTTTTTTGATGCTGATACAGACGCTTTTATTATTGAGCTTGGTGAAAACCAAAGTGGAGATCACGACTACAGTAGTTTCGGCGGCCTGACAAACAATGCAGGCACTGGAAAAACTGGGGATATCATGTTCACTACGGTAGGTGCTAGTGCAAACGACACCTACACCGTTATTTTGTATATGAGGAAAGGCTTTAGTTAATGGCTACGACGAAGAACGTGAAGCGTTTACCGTCTGGCAGATTAGAATACCGAGGGGAGACTTTTTCGGGATATAACCAACCGAAAAGGTCCTCTGGCGGTTCTAAAAAGTCTGTTGTTCTTGCTAAAAAAGGCAAAGAAGTAAAGATGGTCAGGTTTGGGGACCCCGATATGACTATTAAGAAAAGCCAACCAGCAAGACGTAAAAGTTTCCGAGCTAGACACAATTGTGATACAGCGAAAGATAAGTTTACAGCAAGATATTGGAGTTGTGACGCATGGTAATGACTAGAAACGCGATGCCAAAAGGCTTGAGTTACTACGCAAAAGGTGGTGGCGCATCCAAAAAAAGCAAAGGCAGTAAGATTTGTCCCGAAGGGAAAGCCTGGGCAAAAAGAACGTTTGATACATACCCGTCAGCTTATGCAAATTTAGCTGCTAGTAAGTATTGCAAAGATCCAAACTACGCTAAGAAATCCAAAGGCGGTAAAAGAAAAGGTCGATAGATGGGTGAGCTAAAAAAATGGCTCGATCAAGAGTGGGTTCGTATAGACAGCGAGGGGAATATCGCTGGCTCATGTGGAACTTCTAAAGATACCAAGATGCCGGACCGCTGTTTGCCTAAGAAAAAAGCGCAAAGCATGACCAAAGAAGAGCGTAAAGCTACTGCTCAAAAGAAAAAACGAGAGCAGAAAAAAGGTAAAACCGTTGTTGCGAATACAAAAGAAGGAAAAGTCACAGGAATGCGAAAAGGGGGCGAAGTTCGTTCTCAGATAGCAAGAGGGTGTGGTGCTGTTCTCAGCGACCGCAGAAAACAAACTAAATATTACTGAGGTAAAACATGGCTAGTAGAGTAAATCTTGGCATGGGCGGCCCACAAAAGAAAAGCCCAGCTAAAAAAAGCACTGTGAAGCGCAAGACTAACGGTCAAGGCGTGAAAATGAAGTCCAAAGGCGGAGCAATGGGCGGCAAAAAAGATCTCCCACCAGGAATGATGTACGGTGGCATGGCCGAAAAAGACGACAAGAAAAAAATGAAAAAGAAACCCAAGGGTATGAAGATGGGCGGCAAAATGACTAAAAAAGGTGGTAAGGTCGGCGGCAAAATTTAGTGCCGTATCTACAATCGAACATCCCACATTTTAAGTGTTGGGTGCGGCGTGAATATACCCACAACCATGAGAAGTATCATGGAGAGTTTCTTCACGCGATGGCGATTGCAGTTACCACAATGCCGTGTAGGTGCTTGAGTTTTCAAGTAATTTTTACTGGCATAGAAGCAGACGGTGAAGAGGAAGATACGGCACACGGAGGAGCCATGTGGGCAAGAATGCCAATTACTGCGTTATGTGCAGACATTCCACTCCAAGAGTGGCCGCAGCCTATGGCAACGCATGACGCACAACCTTGGGATTGCAGTTCTCACCACCACGCTGTATACGTTTTGGAAAGAGCTACTCCATGTCCGTGGATGGCTAAAATAAACGGCCAGATGTTCCCGGCTAAGTATTTGTTTACTGTGGATTATGCAGAAAACGAAATTGCAGATGATCCGGCGCAACACAAACAAAGTCATGTTTTACAGTTGCTAGACGCTGGGGAGTGGACCGGAAATGTGGTCGCGCTACCAAACAATAGAGTACGTGTAACGCACCCTGCCTGGTTCGAAGCAGGCGATTCTGCCCCGGACTTCAAGCCTTCTGCACATATACATTATTCCAAATCTGATTTAGATTACACACTAGATGTAAACCGTATCTTCGATAATTTATATAACGACGATACCGAGGATGAATGATGGCAACCTCTGGTAGTACCAATTTCGAGTTAGACCTAGCTGAGTACGTCGAAGAGGCGTTTGAGCGGTGCGGTATGGAGCTTCGCACAGGTTATGACGTGCGTACTGCCAAACGGTCTATGAACTTGTTGTTTGCTGATTGGGCAAACAGGGGTTTGAACCAGTGGACTATCGAACAAACATCGATCACTTTAGCAGAGGGCATACGAGACTACCCCTGTGGTACGCTTACAATGACTGTAGGGGCCTCTGGTTCGTTCACGGTAGGTGAGACTATAACCGGCGGCACAAGCAACGCTACGGCTTCTATAACCAGTGCTCCAAGCACTACCAGTTTTGCTATTACCATACCCTCTGGCACGTTTTCTTCTGGTGAGACACTCACGGGGTCTAGCAGTGCCGCGACCACTACTTTGTCTGCGGCGGTAGATTTATCAAACGTTCAAAGCACTGTAGACATTTTATCTGCTGTGGTGACAAGAAGTAGCACGGATTTCGAGATTCAACGGGTCAGTCGGTCAAGTTACCTGGATATACCAAACAAAGCACAGACCGGTAGACCTAACGAGTTTTTTGTGGACCGTCAAATTACGCCGATTCTACGAATATGGCCGACTCCAGAGAACAACACAGATGTCGTTAAGTTTGATCGTTTAACGCGAATACAAGACGTAGATGCCGCAACAGATACTGTCGATATACCTTTTCGTTTTTATCCTTGTTTGACCGCCGGTTTGGCGTATTACCTTAGTATGAAGCGTAATCCTCAGATGATGCCGATGTTGAAAAGCGTTTACGAAGAAGAAATGCAACGGGCTATGGATGAAGACAGGGACCGAGCGTCTCTGCGTATAAGTCCATCATACGATTACTACAGGGCATAGCATGTCAGGCTTTGCATCAGGTAAAAACGCATACGGCATATCAGATAGATCTGGTGTGCGATACAAACTAAATCGCATGAAAAAAGAGTGGAATGGGTCTTTGGTAGGACCAGACGAGTATGAGCCAAAACATCCCCAATTGTATCCACCACCGAGAGCAAGTGACCCAGAAGCTATTAGAAACGCCCGTCCAGATAGGGTTGAGCCAATGGTGGTAAATTTGGGTTTGCCCGATGTGTTCCAAAAAACATTTATACCGGTGAAAGCTAGTGGGCAGGTCGGTTCAGTTACGGTGAGCACAACATGAGTTTTACATTAGCGTCCTTAAAGACAGCCGTAAAAGATTATTGCGAGGTTAGTGAAACCACGTTTGATACGCAGTTGACCACGTTCATTTTGGAAGCGGAAGAACGTATCTTGAAGAACGTCGAGTTGCCCGTGTTCCGAAAGAATGTGACAGGCACGGCTACAAGTGGAAACACTTATTTATCCACACCGTCAGATTTTTTGGCTTCGTATAGCTTGGCTGTAATCAGCAGCAGCGTTTATGAGTATTTGTTATTGAAACATACGTCGTTCATTCGCACGTATACGCCAAACGCATCGACTACGGGCACCCCTAAGTACTATGCCTTGTTTGATGATAATACGTTTCTTCTGGCACCAACTCCGGACAGCAACTACGATTTCGAGCTTCACTACAAATATCGTCCAGCTTCGTTAACCGCAGGTGCTGATAGTGGCACGACCTGGTTATCTACAAATGCGCCAGATGCTTTGTTGTACGGCACTTTGGTCGAAGCGGCTACTTTTTTGAAAAATCCTCAAGAGGTTCCTGGGTATGAACAAAGATATGCCCAAGCTGTCGCGGCATTGAAGGATCTAGCAGAGGGGTATGGTAAGGTAGACGAGTATCGTTACGGTATTAGTAAGGGTAGATAATGCTACAGGAAACACCACAGATCGAGATTGGTGAGGTTGGCGTCACGACCACGCACTGGGCTGGACATGATGTCGATTATTGGGCAGAACAAACTACCAACAAAATTGTAAGTATTGGGGGCAACTGCCATCCAATAATTGCACAACAGGCTGAAGCATTCAGAGATGCTGTCCTGCAACAAATTTCATATTATATGAAAGAAGCAATCAAGAGTGACCGCACTACATTGATTGCACAATTAGAAAAACAAGGCCAACCAGAAATGGCTGACATTTTAAGGAGACTATAATGGCTATATCGACAGCTATGTGTACGTCCTTCAAGCAGGAAATTCTTGTTGGCACACATAATTTTACTGCTACCACAGGTAACACTTTCAAGCTTGCGTTATTCACAAGCAGTGCAAGCCTGGGGGCAAGCACCACAGCATTTGCAACAACTAATGAAGTTAGTGGTACAGGATACTCAAGCGGGGGTTCAAACCTTACTTCAGTAACACCCACTACATCAGGCACGACCGCACTATGTGACTTCTCAGATCTCACATTCTCCAGCGCATCAGTGACAGCTAACGGAGCACTCATTTATAACAGCAGTGCTTCCAACAAGGCAGTTTGTGCGTTGGCTTTCGGTGGTGATAAAACTAGTACGGCAGGTGATTTTACAATTACTTTCCCAGCAGCGGATGCGTCAAACGCGATAATCCGCATCGCCTAGAGATAATATGTGGCGGATATTACTGGATGGGGCAGAGGCACTTGGGGCGAAGATGCGTGGGGCGAACCTGATCTCGTCGATGTCACAGGTGTATCTGCAACTGGCTCAGTCGGATCGGTTACGGTCACGGCAGATGCAAACACCTCTGTCACAGGCGTGGCGGGAACGTCTGCGGTCGGGTCAGTCACAGTCGCAGCAGCCTCTAATACATCAGTTACAGGAGTATCTGCAACAGGGTCTATTGGATCTGTATCGGTTACGGCAGCAGCTAATGTTACGCCAACGGGTGTCGCAGGTACGAGTGCTGTCGGGTCTGTATCGGTCAGCGCGGCAGCGTCCACCTCGGTCTCCGGCGTATCTGCAACAGGATCTGTGGGATCGGTTTCTGTTACCGCCGATGCGGTCGTCAGTCCTACTGGTGTTGCTGGCACTTCAGCCGCTGGCAGCGTTACAGTCTCAGGTGCGGCTAACCTCAGTGTCACGGGCGTTTCAGCAACTGGTGGTGTGGGTTCTGTCACTGCTACTGCTGGGGCCAACGCTTCTGTTACTGGCGTTGATGCTACTGGTTCAGTCGGTTCGGTATCCGTTACTGGTGCTGCATCGATTACCCCTACTGGTGTGGCAGGTACTGGTGCGATTGGCACTGTATCTATTGCGGTCGGGCAAAATATTACAGTCACTGGTACAGCAGGCTCTGCACAAGTGGGTGTTGTCGCGGTTGAACCAGACACGAATGTATCCCCAGTTGGAGTTAGTGGAACCGGACAAATCGGATTTGC